CAACAATTACCTATGGGATTATTTTAATGTCAGTATCACACGAAGAAGTAGTTAAAGCAGCACAAGCAGAACAAATATTAACCTCAGAAGTTTTTAAAGAAGCAATAGAAAACCTTAAAAACGAATACATTACTCATTGGTTAAACTCAAGAGAGATAGATGATGTTAATGCTAGAGAAGATATCCACAGATCATTATTACTATTACCAGAGGTTGAAAGACATCTGCGCATCATTGCTGAGAAAGGTAAACTCACACAAGCTAATATAAACAAAATTAGAAATATTGGTTAAACCTTCCCTTTTTACACATTATTAAGCTAAAATACTCTTAAATACATAAGGAGTATTTATTATGGCAATAACGGATAAACCGACTGCTTTACAAACTGATAAGGAAGTTACTACTTCGATGTTTGAAAGTTTCTTAACCCCTGAAGAGGATAAGGTTGAGGATGCAGTCACAGAAACAGAAGAAGTAACACAAGAAGAAGTCCTTGAAGAAGAACCTGAAGTATCTGAAGATTTTGAAGAAGATGTAGAAGATGACGAAGAGTTTGACGATGAGGACGAAGAACTGGATGAAGAACAAACCGATGTTGAAGAGGAAGCCTTGCAACCTCAGACATTTACAGTAAAAGTAGATGGTCAAGAAGTTGAGGTGACGCAAGACGAACTCATCAACGGATATTCTCGTCAGCAAGATTATACGCGTAAAACACAAGAACTCTCTCAACAGCGTAAGACTATTGAGCAGCAGCAAGCAGAGTTAGCGCAAAGAGATGCGATTTATTCGCAGTTGTTACCGAAGATGGAGGCCCAATTAAAGGGCGAACTGGCTAACGAACCAGACTGGAACACTTTGTACGAAGATGATCCTGTTGGGTATGTTCGCGAAAAACAGCTTTGGGATGAAAAGAAAGAAAAGCTTAGCGCTGTAAGTGCTGAACAACAAAGGCTTCAACAAGAGGCTTTGGTTAAACAGCAACAACAAATTCAACAATTTGTTGAATACGGTAATCAAAAGCTTCTTGAAATAATCCCTGAATGGCAAAACCAAGAGGTTGCGTTAAAAGAAAAGGCTGCTATTAGTGAATATGCTGTAAATACTTTAGGTTATACACCTGAAGAGATACAACAGGTTTATGATTATCGTGCTTTGCTTGGTTTAAGAAATGCTTGGTTAAACTCTAAAACAGTTGAAGCCACAAAGAAAAAACCAACACAAAAAGCACCAGCAAGAGTGGCTAGACCTGGAACTACTAACCGACCTAAATCGGCAGCACCTGTGAAGAAAGCAAAACAAAGGTTAGCTAAATCTGGAAAAGTCCAAGATGCGGCTAAAGTTTTTGAACAATTAATTTAATTTTAAAGGAATATAAAAATGGCTAAAGTAACTAACGCTTTTGACACATATTCGGCAACAGCTGACAGAGAAGATTTAAGTAATATTATTTACAACATCTCTCCTATGCAAACACCGTTTATGTCATCAATAGGCAAAAGAAATATTAAAAATGTAGTGTTTGATTGGCAGACAGAAGTCTTACCTACTCCAAGTGCTGCTGGACAGTTAGAAGGTTTTGAATTATCAAGATCTACTGCTACAGCGACAACTAGAGTAAGTAACGTTGCGATGATTTCAAAAAGAGACGCAACTGTAACTGGCTCACAGGATGCTTCAGACCCAGCTGGTAAGAGATCAGAAATGGCTCACCAACTAGCTATTATGGCTAAAGCATTGAAAAGAGACATGGAAGAAGCTCTATGTCAAAACGGCGCTAAAACAACTGGTGACGCTACAACAGCTAGGGTAACTGGTGGTTTTGAATCATGGCTAACATCTAACGTATCCAGAGGTTCTGGTGGTTCAGGTGCTGGTGGTGGTGCTGCTCCAGTTGACGGAACAGACAGAGACTTAACAGAAGACCTTTTAAAAGGTGTTTTACAAACTATGTTTGGTAACGGAGCTGAGCCTTCAATGGCTATATGTGGTCCACACAACAAGCAAGTAATATCTACTTTCACAGGTAGAACTCAGGCTAGACAAATGATTGATGCAAATACTGTAGAAGCTTCAGTATCTGTTTACTCATCTGACTTTGGTGAACTAAAAATCGTTCCATCAAACAGATCAAGAGAAGCATCATTATTATTGGTAGATCCAGAGTTTGCTAAAGTATCTTACCTAAGAGACTTTAAAACTGTTGATATTGCTACAATAGGCGATGCTGAAACAAAAATGATTGTTGTTGAGTACGGGTTAGAAGTATCTAACGAAGCTGCTCACGGAATCGTTGCTGACTTAAACGAATCATAAGTTTAGTCAATTAGCTTAAAGGGATGTTTCGGCATCCCTTTTTTTTGTGCTAAAATCTATACATGGCAAAGACAACATTAATAGATCATAAGAAAGGTTTTAAGTCTGTATTCGCAACAGAAGATGATAAAGTTGTTTATCACACAAAACAGGATATACAGCCAACTTTAGATTATGTAAAAAATCTATCTGAATATGCACCTGGTAAAGATTTTCGCCATGTAGCAGAAATACCAATGGTGGTATATCAAAGAGCAGTCCGAGAGGGATGGTCGCAAGATTCTGCACAATGGAAGAAATGGCTAAACCATTCAGATAACAAACCATTTAGAACATGGAAAGGTAAAGTATGACATACGATGAATTAAAAACTAATATTGCAAATTTCTTAAACAGGTCAGATTTAACAGACCAGTTAGACTTTTTTATAGATGCAACAGAATCAGAATTTAACAGAAGATTAAGAAATAAAGACATGGTAAAGCGTGCAACTGCTACAGCAGACGCTCAATACATGAGCTTACCAACAGATTGGTTAGAAGCTATTAATGTAGAAATAACATCAAATGACTTTAGACCATTATTTCAACAGTCTTTAGAATCACTAGATGTATATAGAAAAGCCAATAACAATGTTACTGGTCAACCAATTTATTATGCGATTGTAGATAATTCATTAGAGTTAGCACCTACCCCTGATGCAAGTTATACGCTACAATTAACATACTATGGCACTATAGATGCTTTAAGCAGTTCTAATACAACGAACTTTATATCCACAGGATATCCAGATGCTTATCTATATGGTGCTTTAAAACACGCTTCTATCTATCTAATGGAAGATGAAAGAGTGCCGTTATTTACAGCACAATTTGAAAAAGCATTAGAAGAGATGAGAATGGAACAAGAGAAAGCAGAATTTGGCAAAGGCTCTCTAATGCAAAGAAGAAGAACTTATGGCAAGTCTGGTAAAAACATTTATTATTGGAATAATAATTAGGAGACAATATGGCTGGATTTAGTGATTACTTAGAAGATAAAGTATTAGACCATGTATTTGGTGGTAATGCTTATACAGCACCAGGAACATTATATGTTGCTTTATATACTGTAGCACCTACAGATACAGGTGGCGGTACTGAAGTATCAGGCGGAGCTTACGCAAGACAATCAGCTGCATTTACAGTATCTGGTACAGACCCCACCACAGCAACCAATACAGCTGCGGTTGAATATCCAACAGCTACAGCAGACTATGGAACTGTGGTTGCAGTAGGTATATTTGATGCTTCATCAAGCGGTAATCTAATGGCTTATGCAAACTTGACAGCTTCTAAAACTGTAAGTTCAGGCGATGTATTTAGATTTGACGCTGGCGATTTAGATATAACATTAGCTTAATACCATGGCCTCAGTAGGCTATGGCTTATACACATACGGAAAGTCCAATTACGGAACTCCTGTATATCATTTTGGCGCATCCACAATAGCACAAACATCATCTGCAACTGCAGATGGTAGATTTGTTATTACTGGTGCATCAACCATATCAGCAGTTTCTTCTGCAACAGCAACAGGTAGACAAATAGATCGCGGACAAGCGATTATTAGTGCAGTATCTAACGTTACAGCATCTGGTACTCAAATTGATAGGGGTGTTGCAACCATAGCAGGAACATCTGGATTTACAGCTGTTGGTATACAAATAGACCTAGGATCTGCAACTATATCTGCAAGTTCTGGTATGACAGCCACAGGTCATCAAATAGACCGTGGTGTGGTTATAGGTCCAGCAGTATCAGGTATGACAGCTACAGGTAGATTTACTGTAGTTGGTGAAGGAACATTTGCAGAAACTAGTGGATTTGATGCACTAGGTGGCATTGTATTAACAGGTGCATCTGTAATTGCACAAACAAGTGGATTTAATGCAGTTGGTGGTCTAAAATGGGAAGATATAATTGTTCCTGGTGAGACTTGGACCGATCAGATAGTGGCAGATGAAACATGGACCGACCAAGCAAACCCAGATACATCATGGACAACATTAGGCGAACAAGACGCAGCTTAAAGGATAAAATTTTATGGCAGATACATTTACAACGAATTTAAACTTAACTAAACCAGAAGTAGGAGCATCTACAGATACTTGGGGAACAAAGCTAAACGCTGACCTTGATACTGTTGATGGTTTATTTAGCGCTACTGGTACTTCAGTAGCTATGAACTTAGACGGAGCAGTTATAGATAGCTCTGTCATTGGTGGTACTACAGCAGCCGCAGGATCATTCACAACTTTATCAGCAAGCACATCTATTACAGGCACACTTGCTACAGCAGCTCAACCTAATATTACAAGTGTTGGTACGCTTACAGGTTTAAACGTTGCAGGAACTCCAACATTTGATGGTTTGACTGTTGATGGTACGGGTTCTTTTACTCAAAGCTCTAATGCTGCCACAGCATTAACTACATTTACAAACTCTAATGCAGGTTCTTCGGCAAGAGCTAGTATATCTTTTGCATCTGATACTGGTTCATCTGTCGTTGGTACTGTCTCAAGTGGTTGGACTGTTGATGCACTAAATGCTAACGAAACATTTATGTATGGTTCTAATGGAGTATCTTTGTTTGCTCCAGCATCACAAAATGTTCGTATTTTAGCTGGTGGCTCAGAAAAAGTCCGTATTGATTCTTCAGGCAATGTTGGAATTGGAACGACTAGTCCTAGCCGAGTGCTTGACGTACAAGGTACTCCTGTTAGTATTGGAGGGTCTGGTACAGGCGTTCTTGCTAATTTTGTCAACAACTCCACCAATTACAACTCCTCGCCTACAGCCGCAATTTCTTTATGGAACAAATTTAATTCTAGCGGCTCTGTTTTCCCATCAGCAGTTGTTCAAGCAGGGAAAGAAAACGCTACCGATGGCAATTATGCTGGATATTTGTCATTAAGCACAACGGATGCTGTTGCAACTAGTACAGAAAGAATGCGTATCGACTCTTTAGGCAACGTTGGAATTGGAACTAGTAGTCCTTCAGCAAAATTACATTTGGGTGGCACTGCACCAATGGATAGCATTATCCGCCAAGATTCTACAGCTTCAGGAACAAATTGGGAAATTGGCGAAAGAGAAGCAGGTAAATGGCAAATTTTTGAAGATGATAGTGATAGTGTTGTTGCTACTTTTATGTCTTCAGGAAACGTTGGAATTGGAACGAGTAGTCCTTCAGAAAAATTAGAAGTTAATGGTAATATTTTTGTTAATACTTCAGGCAATCCAGTAATAACAAATAAAACAAGTGGTGCAGGTAATAATCCAGTATTTCGTTTACAAGCAGACACTAATAAATGGGATA